GGACGGCTTTGCAACGGAAACTTATACTGAGCTAGCCTTGCGAGCGTCTACCAGATCCTTAAGCTCGCCTAGAAGTGCCTGCCATGCATCTCCAGAGAGCGCCAGTGCATCCTCGATGGTTTCTGCTCCGTGAATGCCTAGGCAATTGGCGAACGCCCTAGCGCCGATTACTTCGCTGGCGGCTTCGAGCACCTTGATATTCTCATCGCGCAGTTTCAGACGATTGCGCTCCGCCCCGAGCACTGCCCATATGGAACGTGCGTGCGCTTCGGTCTGTATTTCGTTCGCATGGGCATAGCCCTTGCTTTGCAGCACGGACTTATAGATATCATCCGTGCCGGTATATGAGCGGATCTCGTCTTTCAGCGCCTTCCAGTCCTTCAGCTTCTCCAGCCGGATGATGCCGTGAGCGCCCGACTTGCCCTTGTTTCCATCGATGGGCTTGATCGCATCTCTCGCCTCGGCATCCTTCACGGCCTGCCGTCGCTCAATATCGGATATCTGCGGCGGCTTATCCAACTCGTCGGCAAGCTCGCGTATCGTGGCATCGGGCACGGTGGATACAGGGGGGAGCTTCTTATCTGAGACGTAGGGCTCCAGATTCTTCGATGCGAGATATTGGGCCTGCGCTTCCTTGCTCCCGATGGTTTCCAGTTCCGTCTCGTCTAGCATCCCAAGGCCGCAGATGGACAGCGTTACTCGGCGCTTCGCTTTCGTCTCACACTTCATAATGGCGTTTGCGCGCTCTACGGGCGATCCGGGGAGGGGCAAGGCCCCCAAGCTTTCATCCTGCCTGCCTTTGGCATCCGTGGCTCGCGCAGTGACCACGTAGACACCATCTATAGTCTCGCGGCTGACGATGTTGATACTGACGCCGTGGATCTTGCGAAGCTGGTCGGTCGCATCCTTTTTGGCGTAGAGCAGCGTCTTGCCCTGAAGCGTCAGGTACTCGAAGGGGCGAGTCATGGGATTCAGCCCGAGACTGGCGCACATATTGCGGTAGTAGTCCATGCGCTGATCTGGCGTCAGTTTGCCGATATCGCCCTGAACGAGCACGCGCTCGATTTCTTCAGCGAGAGGCTGCGGGGCAGTTAGGGACGTGCTCATGCACACCACCGCTCGAAATCGATATCTTTCGTCTTTAGGGCCGCTGCGGCAAGCGCGCTGCATTCATGGTTGGCCCACGCCACGTGCTTAAGAACGTCCTCGTATAGATCGTCCTCTTTGGAATGTGCCGCCTCTGGATCTCCAGCGAGGCGAGAGATTTGGTTCACGCGATCAATCACTTCATCTAGCGTCATTCGTTCCTCCAAAAGAAGGCCCCGGAATGGCAGTACCGGAGCCCTTAGCGGTATCCTCGGCCACATAAGCCACGAGTTCCAGCAAATCGTTGGGATACAAGATCAGCACATCCAGCATCGCTTCCGTCTCGCGCTCGTAATCGTCGTTGGTCATCGTAGCCCCAATTGCGCGAATGTATGCAACCGCGCGGCCATCTTCTCGGAGTTCGCCGCTAGCTCGTTGCAGACAGAACGAAGCTCCAAGTCTGAGTCTTGTAGGGTTTTGGTGGCCTTCATCAGCCGATCATTTGCCGATTTAAGCTCGGCATCGGCAGCCAGTAGATCATTTTCGCCTTTGAGAAGATTCCTAATTGTATGGGTCTGGTCATTGATGATATAGGTCTGCCCAGCCAAGGCCGCGATCATTAACACGCCCGGAAAAATGAGACGCATCAGCACCCCTCCTGCATATCCATAGCCATATCAGCCGCGTCGAAGCGCCCTTCGTCCTCTAAACAAGCGGCACAGACAACCTCATCGTCGCAATAATCCGTATCGCGCTCGCGCTGGCCGCCTCCCTTGATGATGTAACCATCGCCACAGCCGCCGCCGCACTCTGAGCAGCGGAGCGGTCTATCTGAGAATTGAAGTTCGGTTGCCATACCCAAGACTAAACCCTTTCCGGATTCATGTCAACAATTATTCTTGACAACAACGAAAAAAGGTTCATACTGAATCCATGAGCAAACCAAAGCGCGGGAGACCGCCAGCCGTAACGTGTTGCCCGTACTGCAAGGTCAAGGTGAACGGATCCGCTAAATTTCGGGAGCATTTGCCGCGATGCCCGAAGCGCAAGGTGGCCGCATGAATCCCAAATTTATCACCGCAATCCATTACGAAGGCCGCATCCTCATGATCGCCGAGACGGGCGACGTGTACGAGCTAGACATGCACGGCAGATCCGTGCCGACATGGAGCTTGCTGGCCTATTCGCCCTGGCCGGATAATTCCAGGGAGCCCGCATGATCGGCACCGTCATCGGCCTAGCGCTCATCGCCCTAGCACTCATTGTGGCCGTGCAGAGCCATCGGGATAAGCTGCGGTGAAGCTCAAACTGACAGAGGCGCAGGTTACGCAAGCCTGCATTCAATGGCTTAGGCTGAAGGGCTATACCTGCATCCGCCTGCAATCCGGCCTCGTGAATCTGCCGGGTGATCGCAAGATGCGCGTAGGGACGCCGGGGCTCCCCGATTGGGTAGTCGTGAATGGGCGAAATTGCTTCTTTCTGGAGCTTAAGGCTACCGGCAAGCAGCCCAACACGAATCAGGATCTATGGATGTTCTTAGCTGGAGAGCGAGGCATTCTTTGCCTATGGGCTGACTCGCTTGAGATGCTGCAAGCCAAGATGAAGGAGATGCATGGTGACGCCGCAGCGCCTTACGCCTGCCGAATTATTGCAAATCGCTGAGTCGATAGAGTATCGAGCGGCATGCTCACGGGAGGCCGACGAGTTACGCGCTCACGCGGCTTATCTTGAGTGGGTCCACGTTCACCGTCTATGCGTAGACGCAGGATGCGAATCCAGTATCCTCCGCGAAAGGAAAGCCTGATGAAAAACTGGACAGGTGAAGAAATACCATCGCAGGCAACCGTTCTGGGCTATCTGTGCGGCGCGTGCCGTCAGTACACCACGGCAATAGCTGGCGACAAATGCGTGGGGTGTTCCAAGGCCGATGCAGCACTGGCTCAGATCACCGCACTACGGGAGGCGCTGCGTTTATCTAAAGCGGCGAACGAATCGGCCTTGGGCGCATTCGAGCATGCATGGGCTATCGATTGGAACGATCTATCGAGGGCTATAGAAACGGCTGACCGCGCCCTCGCCGCTGCGCCCGCTACGAAACAGGAGCCCGAAAAATGAGGCTTGGTCAAATCCTGAAGCGTTGGCGAGTGATGAGCGAATTGAATCTCAGGACCGCCGCGAAGATGATGGGCACCAGCACGGCAACGCTGTCCCGCATCGAGCGTGGCGAGAATCCAGATGGCAAGACGCTGGCTGCAATCCTTCGCTGGATACTGTCCGACTGGAAGCCACCCAAGGACGCTGCGAAACAGGAGGTAGGGGAATGAGCCAAGCATATGACGATGTAGAACCATCCGCAGATAGGCTGCTATTGGTGTGCCGCAACCAACGGGCGGAACTGGGGCAGATGGTGCGGAAACTCCAGGCCGAGGTAGAGCAGCTACGGCGCGAAAATATCTGCGATGCTTGCTGTGGCAAAGGCAACCCTGGGACGGGCAAGCCTTGCGTGTGCGGCGGCACTGGCATGGCATCGCGGCAGGCTGCTGGATTCCGCGAGTCTATCAACGAACTGCATGGGCTGCGGGAACAGGCAGAGCGTGATGCTGCGAACCTACGCCAGCGATGCGAGGCGCTGGAGGCGGACAAGGTTCGGCTGGATTTTATCGAGCACTCAAAGGATGAGGTAGCGTGGCGCAACAAGTCGTGGGCTGTGTTGGCCGGTGAGCCGAGCCTGCAATGCCTGCCTGTCGATCCAAAGGGTAAACCCTACGGCACATTCGCCACGCTCCGCGAAGCCCTAGACGCCGCAATCTCCGCACAACCGCACGCTGGATGCAACGGCGGGGAGGCAAGCAAAGATTGACGATGGACGCCCCATACCAATCGCATAGCGATACATCCAAGGAAGCTGCGGAATGGATCGAGCCCAAAAAGCTAACCCTGCGCCGTAAGGTATTGGAATATATGCGTAAAGTAACGCGAGCCACCGATGAGCAAATCCAAGATGCGCTTGAAATGAATCCATCGACTGAGCGGCCACGGCGCATTGAACTGGTTGATTCCGGACACGTTAAGGATTCTGGTGCTACTGCGCTAACCAAGAGCGGGCGGCGTGCAGTTCTGTGGGAAATAAACGAACCGAAGCAGGGAAATCTGTGGTGATGCAGAAAAAGTGCGGATGGATGGATTATTTTAGGCCGAGGCGTGATATTCTATGGACGTAGCATACAAAGCTTTTGGGGCAGCGTGCGCGAACACCTGCCCCGGTCCTTCGCGGGGCGCATGCGCATATTTACTCATCGCCGCTGTAGCGGCATCCAACCAAACCCGCAGAAGAACTCCGCTGTACTTCGCCTGGAGCCTAGAGCGATCCCGCGAGGCTGGCCCTTCCTGATTACAGCGGTAGATATCCAATCGAGGGCTGACGAGTTGAGTTTTGAGGTAAGCAGGAAACCCAACCCCTGACGGGGAGCGCTGGGCCACCTGCTCTGGAAGTGCAGGTTAAAGAGCCTGAGGGATGCGGCGGATATGGGGAGCCGTAGACCAGAACCTGCAAACCTTAGATTCTTTTGTGTATTCTGCTAAATGCAGCAGGGGTTTTTACAAGACCCCATGGAGAGATTTTTTTGTACTGAAGTAGCCGCGCTCGGTGCTGGGAGGAAAGAATGCCGCAAATAGACCCGCAATGGTTTGACGAATTTTGGCAGCTTTACCCTCGAAGGGTAGCCAAGCGCGCTGCGCTCAAGGCTTGGTTCAAGCTGGATTGGACTGAAGCCCTTCAGGAGCAGATCATGGCGGGGCTGAGGGCGCAATTGCCTGAATTGCTAAAAACTTACAAGCGCGACCGGTCGATGGTGCCGCATCCGGCAACGTGGCTGAATGGCCGCAGGTTCGAGGATGAAGCCAGCGTCCGTACAGCGTCCGTACAGCGCGTCATTGCCTGCGAGAAGTGCGCCGATACTGGCGTGGTGCTTGTTTCAGGGAATGTGGAATGGATCGGACAAGATGTGCTGATCGACTTGGCCTGCTGCGACTGTGCCGCTGGTAATCTTCCCGGCGTTCTCGCTGGCGTGGAGGAAGGCGTATGAGCTACCTGGCCGCGCAAATCGTGATGGAGGTAGCCCAAATGCGCTATAACGCCTTCAGAAAGAAGCAGAAGCAGGCGCGCAAGGATTCCGAGCGCCACAAGCGAACGAACGCTCAAATCGCGCGGAAGGTGGCAAAGCGCAAGATCGAGCGTTACGCCGATAAGCCGTGGAACCGGCTGGTGCCTGAGAGCGAGATGAAGCTGTTCCTATGCGAGAGCGTGAGGAAGCGCCTATATGCGCTGGAAGATGCTGAATATGAAAGGAAATACGGCAATGGCTGAAAGATTCGATGTACCCACCAAGTATTGCAGCAAGGGCCATGTGATTCAGTTGAATGGCGGCTACGATGTCAACGGCGCGGAGATCAAGAATCCCCGGATTGCGTGCGAAGAATGCGCGATTGAGGCAGGCGGCGGGGAAACGCTCGAAGGCATGCGGCATCGCGCCGTGCGCGGCAAGAAGCTCGAAGAGCTGGGGCAGGAGAGCTTTCTGCAAAAAGTTCCTGCGAAATTCATCGACTAATCAGTTAGACTGTGGAGGACAAAGGAGAATCAACATGGAAGATGTCCTGGGACGGTTTTATCTCGAAGCATCCGAGACAACGCGCGCTTGCGAGCTAAACCAGCAGCAGTATGATGGCTATACTCCGGATCAACTGCGGACAGAGCTTGAAGCGATTGCATCGAAGCAGGTTAAGGAATGGGATGCGTTCAGTTCGCCCTTCGTTCCGGATTCGCCCACGGTCGATGGAATCCGTAAGATTGTCGACAATTGCGTAACCTGCCTTGCGAAGTTCCGCGCCGCAGTCAACCCGGTTCTGCCGGACTGGCCGAGAGAAAGCGGCGGCAAGTGAGCTTCCTCAGCGTTCTCAAGAAAATAGGTTCAGTCGCTATCGGCATCGAGCATATCGCGGTGCCCATCATCAGCGCGGCTGATCCTGCCGTTGCGCCATTCCTGGCCAAGCTCGACGGGTGGTTGGCGCGCACACAAACGGCGGTTCAATCGGCAGAGCTTACGTTCACCGATGCCAAGGCGGGTGGGCTGAAGCAATCCGCCGTGATTCAGGATTTCGAGAACGGCCTACAAACGGCGCAGGATGCGCTGGCGGTAATGGGAAAGACGATCCAGTACGATAAAGCCTTGTACGAGAAGGTGATCGCGGATTTCGTTACGGCCTATTCGGATGCGGCGGCATTCAAGGCGGCATGGAAGATTGTGGATTTACCGCCCGCGCAATGAGCGATCTTATCTCGCGGATAACAAACGCAATATTCCGGCAGGAAGGTGAATCGTCCACGATGCCAAATCCTGGGAATTTGCGCGATGCGCCATGGTTTCCAAAGGGGCTGCAAGGAAGGCGTTACTACCCGGTTGATCCAAATACGGCCAATATCGTCCCCGAGTTTCTGAAGTATTCCAGCAGTGGCGGATTCTGGGTGCCCCGTAGCAGGGCCGAGGGCATCGCAGGCGCGGCTCACGTGGTGGCGCTGCATATTGCCAAGGGGGAGAGCTTGCGAGAGCTTATCTCCAGCTGGGCCCCACCGAGTGAGAATCAAACTGAAATTTACATCAAGAATGTTGCCGCATGGGCTGGTATTCCAAATACAAATCTACCCCTATGGTGTTACATCGAAAACGATGGCCCTTCGCAAACTTCCTAATCAAGCAGGCCGCAGATACGGACGGCTGACAGTTATCGCGCCCGCTCCTAAGCGCGGGTATGACTACATGTGGAAATGCTTATGCGATTGCGGCGAAACTCGCATTGTCATTGAATCCAATCTAGTTAGGGGCCATACGCAATCCTGTGGATGCGCCACCAAGGAATCCATAATCTCAAGATCGACTACCCACGGTCTGTCCAAGCTTCCAGAATATCGCGTGTGGAAGCGCATGAAGCGGCGTTGTTTCGAAGCAAATCACATCGCCTATAAGCATTACGGAGGGCGTGGCATTACGATGCATCCCGAATGGGTTACATCGTTTCCGACGTTCTTCTATGAACTTGGCCCCAGACCCACGCCCAAACATGAGATTGAGCGTATCGACAACGAAGGCAATTATGGGCCGGGGAACTGCAAGTGGGCCACTCACCAAGAGCAGATGCTCAACACTCGCAGGAGTAAAAAGAATCGTATCCCGGTTTAGGATGCCCGCTTTGGTGCCTAGCGCGCGATTCTAGGGCTTGTAGGCCCACTGCCGATCCTCGCAGCAGGAAGGGCATTCGCAATGGCGCGTACAGCGCATAAAGCGCAAGCAGATTAAGCCGTTGCATGTCTCATCATTCGGGCAATCCGAAGGCGAGAAGTTAACATCATCGATGAAATCTTCAAGATCGCTCATCGCGCTACCGCCACGCTCGTTTGAAGCAAGCCAGGATCAGGAGGAAGGCGGCGAGGATGAGGCAGCAAGCGGCGAAGGTCATGCGCGAACCTCCCGCGAGGCTTCATATTCGGCCTGATCTTGTATTTCCTGGCCGTCTCCGGTGTCGCCACGCTCCCTACATACGCGTCCATGGAGTTCCTGCAAGACATCCTGCAGGTGGGCGCGTGTGGCCCCTATTGAGCGGTCGCTATGCACTGCGTGAAGTTCCGTAAGTAGGCGTAGATACAGCCAGTAGTCATTCATGCACTTTTCCCCTTCTCGCTCGTGGCGTATTTCTTGGGCAACTGCTTGCCTAGCCTACAGTTGCAAGCTGGACAGCACTTCGGGCATTCGACGCGCGGGACCCAGGAGTAGGCGCAGCGGGGGCACTGCATTACATCACGCTCCCTTGACTCGGCAGCACTTCTACTGCTTCCCACTTCGCATCGATCAGCGTGGGAGATTCACGATCCAGCAGCAGCGCTTGCGCCCATGCCTGCTCTTTACTGTCGGCAATCCATGCCTGAGTCTCGGGACCCGTGACCGGATTGGATGTTCCGGGCTCAAGCTTGCTCATCGTCAAGAATCTATCGGTGCCCTTGAGCCGAACTGCGAAGTAAGCCATTGTGTTTGCCATGTGTGCCTCCCTAAGCTGCTAGATCGAAGTTCCCGACATCGCCAACGTGGCCAGCGCCACAAGAACGCAAGCCCCGAAGATAATCAATATCGCCATTCCCGCTGCGTCTTTTTGTGTTTTGCTCATACACTCACTCTACATCATCATGATGATGAGTGCAAGAGAATAATGCTATTCCCGCAAAGATTTGTTGAACAGAAGGCGAAAGTCAAGGAAAAACGCTACAAATGTTGATTTTCTGATAAAGTAGCCTCAAGTAGCTATGAATCATCAACCGAAAGGTTTGCGCTTAGGGGGCCGTAAGAAAGGTGTGCCGAATCGCTCAACGGCTACCATCAAAGAGCGCTTAAGGCGCATGGGATGCGATTATATCGGGTACCTCGCAAGCACTGTAAACAACGAAGTTACTTGCGGAGTTTGCAGGGGTAAGGGGAAAACTCAGTTTCAGCCAGCTAACGGCGATACTAGCCCTAAAGAGCGTACATGCCAATCCTGCTGGGGATCAGGCTTAGAGCGCCTAGCGCCCAAAGAACGCGCCTGGGCTGCCGGAGAATTAATGCAGTATTGCGAGTCCAAGCTCAAGCAGGTCGATCACACCTCAAGCGACGGTAGCAACCGTCCTATCTGGGTGGTGAACGTCGCGCAAGAGGTGAAACAGCCGCAAGCGATAGATACGAAAGCACATCCGCGCGTGTTGGATGTGCCTAAGGATGAGATACAGTAATTTCCTTGAAGAAATAGCCCCCCTACCCCCCAAGCAGGTTTGCGCCTGGAGCGTGTCCTTTCGGAGCACTCTTAGCCTCTCCCGCTCGCCTTGGGTCATTCACCCCAAGGCTCTCGCGGCGGCCTTAGGGATTTCGCTCGCGGCCTTCGTTGCGCGCTTGCGGCCTATCAGTAACATCGGCGTCCACGGGTGAACCTTCCGACGAGGTGAGTAGGGCTTGTATATCCGCGATTGGATCGGTTTTGGCAATCCAATGGCGCATATAGATCTTGACGATCTCAGCCTCATGCTTCTCCCAGACGTAGTTGAGTAGGTCGCTTGCGATGCCTACGCAGTCAGCGTCCTTAGGGTCGTTCGGTACGATCTTGAATGGTCTTGTGTTACGCACTCAGTACTCCTGGCCCACTCAGGCGGGGCAGGCCGCAGCCATGCCCCTGATGAGTGTGCACTACCAGTGTACAACGCGCGTCAAGTGGCGTATGATTCCATCATGCTATTCCACTCACCACGTAGGCGCGCATGGTTAGGCGGCATAGAGTACATCCCTGTCGCGCTGGGCCTTACGATGATCGCAATCATGCTATGGATGGCATATAGGGGCTGAAAACGCTATTGACGCGATGCCAAACCAAAACCCAGATCGATCCGACCCCACCCGGGTGCGGCAGGGGGTCACTCCCCTCACATTCGCGCTCGATTTTCCACGCCATACCAATAGAAAATTTCGATTTCAGGGAAAGGTGCTAAGTTTTTAGCATGCGGATCAAGATATTCATCGAAATTGGGGAAGATCGGGTCGAATTTGAGTTTCGCGTCGGCGGAGTAGACCTCGGCTTGCTCAATTCCAACCCGGAGCGTTTCTATCACGATTACATTGAGCCGACTGGTGTTATGGCTACCAACGGCCTAGCGGAAAAGCGCCGCGCGAGAAATTAGCATGCCCCAGATCCCCGTGGATATTCATCCAAAATTCCTGCCTTTGCTACAAGTTAGACATAGCTTTGCGAATATCTACGGAGGTCGTGGCGGGATGAAATCGGAGCAGACGCATAAGGTAGCCCTGCTCGATGCGATCCAGCGGCCTATCCGCACCTGCTGCGCGCGGGAAACGATGGCATCCATTCGGGATAGCTCGCACAAGCTGCTGGCCGATTGCATTTATGAGCACGGGATGGCGATTTCGCAGAACGGGCCGTATGAGGTGCAGGAATCGCGCATTTTGCGCAAGGAAAAAGACATTGCCGTCTCTGAATTTATCTTCATCGGCATCCGGGAGAACGTCCGCGACAGTAAATCGTTAAAAGGAATTAATAGAACGATCATCGAGGAAGCGGCGAAAGTCAGCCAGGATTCGCTTGATGTATTCGTGCCTACAGTGATGCGTACCGAGGGGGCCCAGATGTGGTTTATCTGGAATCCTGAGTATACATCAGACCCGGTGTACAAGATGTTCATGCTCAAGCCGCCGTCGAATACGATTCACATCCACACGAACTATTTGGAAAATCCCTGGTTGCCGGAAACCATGCGCGTGCTCGCGGAGGATTGCCGCTTGTCAGACCCGGCCAAGTATGCCCATATCTGGATGGGCGAGCCTGGATCGAATGTAGAGGGCGCGATCTTCGCGGCGGAGCTCCAGCAGGCTACAGACGAAGGAAGGATTTGTCAGGTGCCCTATGATCGATCAAAACCCGTGGATACGGCTTGGGATCTCGGATATGGAGATAAAACGGCTATCTGGTTCGTGCAGGCATATGGAGGATTTTATAACTTTATTGACTACCTGGAAGGCGAAGGAAGAACCATCGCCGACTACCTCATCGACCTCCAGAACAAACAGTACCTCTACGGACTAGACTTCGTTCCACATGACGCTGTGGACGCCATTGTTCACCAGAAACTAGCCGCTACCAAGGAAAAGTCCATCGAGATGCTCATGCGTGCCGCAGGCCGAAAAGTGCGCGTCATCCCGAAGCTCCATAAGATCCACGGCATTAATGCCGCCCGTACGTTCTTTTCCCAATGCCGCTTCGATGAGCGTAAATGCGCCGATGGCATTCAGGCGCTCCGGCATTATCAGTGGGGGCCGCTCAACGAGCACGGCGTCACCAAGCGCGATCCCCTGCACAATTGGGCATCCCACGCCGCCGATGCGTTCCGAGGCGCGGCGCTGGCGATCAAGGAGCCCAAGCCCAAGAATCAGGATAAGCCGCTCTACGAGCCCACCCGAAAGGTGTACGCGCCGTTTGCATAGAATGAGTCATGCCCCTTATCGCCTCCACCTTCACAATAGTGGTTGCAATCCTGGTGGCAACTCGCTGTATAATCAATCGACTCGACCGAATAGCAAAAGGAGAATCAACCCTTATGGCTGGAGTATCCGACGTACAAAGCGCACAGACTACCCTGCATGACGATCTGGTGGCCGAAAACGGCCTAATTAAGCAACTACTCACCGCCTTCGCCGCTGGCAACCTTACACCTGCGCAGGCGCAAGCGCTGGTCGATCAGATGAACGCCGATGACGCGGATGCGAAATCGAATGTAGCGGCGATCACTGCGGCATTGCCCGCCGCGTAATATTATGATCGTTCTTTGGTCTGGCGATATCGTGCGGGTGGCCCCATTGGGGACGCAGCACGTCGTCACGAGCAACATGGAGTACTCGCCAGATAATTACATGGTGCCGATATTTCCGCTAACGCCCAAGGGCGAGAATCAAGTCGCGCTTTCTCGCCTCTATAATGATCCCCTGGATCTGGCGTTCCTTAACCAACCCGAGGAGCGCGAAAGAATGGAGATGCTGTTTCCATGAGCTACGCCATCATCGCTGGTGTGATTTTCGCGTGGATCGTCACGCTTCTGTGGGCCGGTAAGGAAATAGCGGATGCACGGCGCTCCAAGAGAGTGCTGAGCCTCAAAGACGCACATGATTCCTTCTGGGGGGCCTTCAAGTAATGCCTGCGTTTCTTGAAAAAAAGCTCAAAAGCGAGTATGGCCAGCATTCCTCGATCCCCTACAAGGTCATGAACTCTATCGGCGCGATGCGAGGGAATAAAGAAACCGCGAAGGGCCGTGCGATGGAAGCCAAGCACAAAGCCAAGATCAACATTTCGGATTTGATGAAACGCAAATAAAGGAGCAACTAGATGCCTGGATTTGGAGTACAGACCTCGGGCGGCACACTTCAGCCGCAAACTCTCGCCGCATTGAATGCAGTAGGTTCAGGCGTCTATCCGACACAGGGGAATATTTTCTTCGTCAGCCCCGGAACGGGCTCCGACCAAGGGGGTAATGGTTCGGTCGGGTCTCCATTTGCATCTATCGGGATGGCCTATGCCCTAGCCACCTCCGGGCAGAACGACATCATTTACCTGATGGCGCACTCGAATACCGCCAGCGCGACCACCAACTACCTTTCAAGCGTGCTCACGTGGTCAAAGGATCTAGTCCACCTGATCGGCGTGAACGGCGGGCCTGCCATCGGCCAGCGCTCACGCATCTCGAATCTCGCCGGAACCGCTGCGATGGCTCCCATGGTGAACGTGACCGGCAACGGGTGCTTGTTCGCCAATCTGGAGTTCTTCCAGGGCACGCCGGGATCGGGAACAACGAGCATTTGCGTCCAGGTTACCGGCCAGCGCAATCACTTCGTCAACTGCCAGATCGCGGGAATGGGCGACCTGACCGCCGTGGCCGATGTCGCCGGGTCGCGGTCACTCAAGATTTCCGGCTCAGAAAACACCTTCGACGGCTGCACCATCGGGCTCACCACCACGCTCCGCGCCACCATGACCACCGAAGTCGAAATCTCGGCGGGCGCACGCAACCTGTTCCGTGGATGCGATTTCGAGACGTATACATCGCTTTCGACGTTCAAAATGGTTTCGATTGCCACCGGCTGCGACCGCTACATGAAGTTCCTGGATTGCAACTTTCTGGCGATTCAGAATATCACCTCGGCCGTCGCGCCCACCGGCGTGATCGGGATCACGACCATGAACGGGCAGGTAGTGATGAAAAACCCCTACGTGTACGGCTTTGCGCAGATCGTCACCGCCGACAATGCCTACGTGCAGGTATTGGGACTCGATGGCACGGCGACCGGCCATCTCATCGGAATCGCACAGGGAGTGGATGCGGCCTAATTCGGGATCGAAGCTCTGTGAGGGCGGGTGCGGGGCTACCGTATCCGCCAACAAGCGGAAGTGTCTGAAGTGCATCGATAGAGAAATTGACTTCCACATGAAGGTGGCGGCATTCAAAGGAGAATCCATTGGAATCGACCAAGAACACGCATATTCTGGTGACGCATAAATCGCAGCGGGCCTGCCTGCTGTTCCGTGCCGATACGGGCATTCTAGTGTGTATGCAGCAGCGCGAGGTTTGCGTCTATGGCGACAACCCCAAAGACAAGAACTCCTATACCTTCATCGATGACAAGGCGGCTGCGGCGTGGCTCAAAGCCTATCCCGTGCTCGACCTGAAGAAACAGGGACGGGAAACCGAAGCGCCCATGCTTGAGGAACGGGATGGGGAGGCACATGGTCTCTATGTGCCCGACGACTCGCTAGAACTGCCTGGATTCGGGCCGCATATGAGCCCGGTGGGGAAGAAATTCAGCAACTAAATGGGGTCGATCCCTAAGAAAGACTTACCGCGCTTCGTTCGGGCCTGCTACGACGCCTCGCGCAAGTCGGGCGAGGATAACCGCAGGGCCGAAAAAGAACGCCTGGAGTTCTACATCGGGGAGCAATGGCGTGGAGAAGAAAAAAGCAAGCGCAAGTCTCAGGGACGGCCCTTCCTCGTCGTCAACAAGTGCAAGCCCGCCGTTGATCAGATCGAAGGGGACATACGTCTTAACCCTCCGGGACCCCAATGTCATCCGGTGGGATCGGGTGCTGACACAGATACCGCAGATATCATCGAGGGGCTCATACGTGAGTGTGAGTACCGATCTGGCGCTAAGACTGCATACTCCACCGCAGGCAAATATGCCGCTGCGTCGGGTTACGGAGTGCTTGAACTTGCGACGGAGTATAGCGGGGAGCGCGATTTCGGCCAGCAGCTAGTCATTCAATCGGTCGAAGATCCCAACTGCGTCTTTTTCGATGCCACCTCCCGCATGGCGAACCGCCAGGACGCGGGCCATGCCGGGAAACTCAAGATGTACAACGAGGTGGATTACATTGCGGCGTTCGGGAAGAACCGCAAAGTGCTCCAGAAGCGCGGCCTGGGCAACGCTATCGGCTGGATGCAGGACGCCATCGGCACACCGGGCGAAATGGCGCAGATCAACGAATGGACAGGCTCAGGCAAAGGGCCGTTTTACGTCTGCGAGTTCTACATGGTCGAAATCGACCCGATCAAGCTCCAGATGTACCGTTCGGCCTCGGGCGCGGAAATCGCGTTTTTCGAGGATGAGAAGATTCCTGCTGGATTCCGCCCGCTGACCGATCCGGACGATGAAAAGCGCTACACGCGCATGGTTCCCCGGCGCAAGATCAAGAAATACGTGGTCGATGCGCTCGAAGTACTCGATGAAACCGAGTGGCTGGGCACGCTGATCCCGCTTTTCCCGGTCCTAGGCCCCGAGGTCTATATCGATGGCAAGCTGCACCGGCTTTCGCTGATTGCGGGCGCAATTGACGGGCAGCGGGGACTCAATTACGCAGCGACCACGGCGGCGGAAACGATGGGCTCGATGTCGCGTGCCCCTTGGATCGGGCCTACCGGCACGTTTGACGATCCCCGCTGGAAAGACGCGAATACCGAGATGTACGCCTATCTCGAATACAAGCCGGTTTTCGTCACCGATGAGGTCACTGGAGCCCAGCAGCTAGCGCCGCCGCCGACGAAAAACATGTTCGAGGCCGCGATTCAGTGGATGATCGGCCTGGGATCGTGGTTTTCTGACCACATCAAGGCCACGACCAACATCTACGATCCTTCGCTCGGCCAGCAAAAAGGCGATCAGTCAGGGAAAGCTATCGAACAGTTACGATCTGAGTCTAACGTTGGCAACTTTAGCTATTCGGACAACCTGCATCGCGCCGTCGAGGTCCTGTATGGCGAGATGTGCTGCATTTTCCCCAAGATTCTCGATGGGCAGAGAGTCGTTACCATCGTCAAGCCCGATACGCAGCATGAACTAGTCGAAATCAACCGGGATTTCCCCGGAGACGGCATCGACCCAAAAACCGGCAAAAAGGGCAAGGCCAACAATATCTGCATCGGGGAGTATTCGGTGCGCGTGACGGTCGGCCCGAGCTATGAAACCCGCAATGAGCAGGCTATTGCGCAATTCACCGAGTTCATGAAGATTGACCCGCAGATCGTGCAGGCCCCCGGCGTAGCGGGTAAAGCCCTGCGCTGGATCGGGCAGGGGAATCCGCAGATCGAGGCGATTGCCGATATTCTGGACCCGAAACCGGGTGCCGATGTTACGCCGCAGCAGCAACAGCAGCAATTGATGCAGCTACAGCAGCAGAATCAGCAGTTGATGCAGGCCGCGCAACGGCTGGCCAACGAACTGAAATCGAAACTGCCCGAAATCGAGTACAAAAAGTGGTCCGACATGCTCAAGGCCGCTACGCAGATCCGCGTGGCTGAGATTTCGGCCTCAAAGGATTTGGACAACGAAGCGGCGAACCGCGAGGCGGAACTGCTCGAAACCTTGCTAGGGATGGCTCACGAGCATGGGATGCAGAAAGAAGAGCACGATCATGCGCAGGCCACACAGCAGGCCCAGCAGGAACACGAAGCCGCCAGCCAGGTAAGCGACCAAGCGGCACAAGCGCAGCAGGCCGAAGCATCACAGGGGGAAACGGAATGACGAAATCAGACACGGATTGCGAGACTGTACGACTAGCCTTCAATATGGCCGGTCTGACAAGGCCGGGAGAGGTGCCATCATCCGATGATTTTCTTATGGCGTTGAAAATACTGCACAGGTGTCCTGCTGAGGTAGACGGAGCAGCGTGGCTGGCCGCTCAGGTCATGCCCATGTATGGTATGGTCAGGCCGATAAACCAGATGCCTCCTATCGTGGCCCAATTTTATAATGGGCCAGTGGATCACATGGAGGGAATTTTCTAATGGCTGACACGCAAACCGAAACACCGAAATTCGATCCCATAGCCTATCAAAAGCAGGCGAACGAGCAGGAGCAGGCGCACCGTAATGGAAAACCGCTGGAGCCGCCCGTTGCCGAGAAGCCCAAAGAGCCGGAAAAGCCCAAGGAGGCCGCAGGCGAGGAAACGGACACCGAAAAGGAGCGCCGTATCTCGCGCTCTGACCGGCGCAGGCTCAAGGCATTTGAGGAAGCCGCCGAATGGAAGGGCAAGGCTGAAGCCCTCCAATCAATTGTTGATAGACTAGGGGGCAACAAATCCGAAGCCGCACCTCCGAGCGGTCAGGACGATCCCGAGCCCTTGCGCACGGCGTACTCCTCGGACGCGGACTACAACCGTGCGCTGGGGCGCTGGGATGCCCGCCAGGAAGCCAAGAAAGAAGTAAGCGCTGTCCGTGAGGAAGCCACAGCCAAAGAGCAGCGCGAACAGTGGGAATCGCACCTGCGCGCCATGAGCGCCAAAGCGCAGGAAGACATTAAGCAGTTCAAGGATTGGGATGAGGTAGCCAAGGCAGCCGCCGAATCCGAGGATGCGATTGAGTGGTTTCCTGACCAGCACCCGACGCTCATGGGACTGATCGCTTCGAGCGATATTCAGGCGACCGTGACATATCATTTCGCCAAGCATCCCGAGGAGCTTCAGCGGATGCTGGAGATGTCGAAAGACCCCCAAGCGCAGATCCGTGCCTTCGCAAGACTTGAAGGACGCATTGAAAAGTTGTATAGTTCAGAAGAACCTAAAAAGGAAGTGGCCGCGCAAGCCGTAGAGGAAACTCTTAAAGACCGCACGCACCCCGCAGAGGCGCAAGCCGGGCGGAACTCAGCCGTGAGAGATTCCGGCAAACCGAGGCCATCAACGGAAGTTGCTGCTCGGGGAGGTTCCGCACCACCCGGAGATATCCGCATAGGATCACCCGAGTGGCACAGGCGGGAGAACGAGCGCGAGCGCGAAATGCGCGGGCGCTGATCCCTAAAGCGCTGATTTCCCTAGAGCCCCGGTAATCCTTTAACCGAGGTGAGGGAATGCCCATCAATTCAGTTCCAGTAAGACTGGAAGTGACGGCTGAGGCTCTGCGCATGCTGTACAACAATCTAGCGATCATTCGCTCGATTGGGCGCGAGCACCAGACGTATTTCCAGCAGAGCACTCCCATTGGGACAACGCTCCAGATTAAACGCCCGTGGCGTCCGCAGGGACGGCAAGGGCAAGCCTTCCAGCCCGAACCCATCGTTCAGACCACCGTGCCGCTGTCGATTTCCTACTGGCGCGGCGGGGACTTTATCTACAACGACACCGATGAAGCCTTGTTTCTGGACATGCCGAGGTTCAAGGAAGAATATATCCGCCCGATGGCGCTGATGATCGCTAATCAGATCGACGCGGATGCGGCGGCGTTCATTCAGGCGACGGCTCCGAACTTCGTCGGAACTCCCGGCGTGCTGCCGACATCGACGGCGACCTACAATCAGGCGCGCACCAGCTTGAACAAGCTGCTCGCTCCCGACCCGGACCGTTCCGTGATCTGGACCTCGGACTATGAGCAGAACATGGTCGGACAAAACCAAACTCTGTTCAACCCCGGTGACATTATCGGGAAAGAGTTCCTGACTGGCAAGGTAGGGCGCTACGCAGGCTTCGACATGATGCGGGATGAGCAGATTCCGGCCTTTACGGTCGGAACCTACGCGGGTACTCCGCTGGTGAATGGCGCAAATCAAGCCGGTACCAGCCTGGTTACCGATGGCTGGACATCCTCCAGCTTGGCGCTGAATCCCGGTGACCGCTTCACCATCGCGGGCGTCTACAAAGTCAACCCCTCGGGCCTCCATACCGCCTACACCGGGACGCAGAACCTCTTGCAGTTCGTCATCACGCAATCGGTGACGGATTCGACCGGAGCGGCAACGCTTCAGTTTTATCCGCCGCTGATCCCCTCGGGCCAGTTCCAGAATGCCTCCAATTCGCCTGCTGATAACGCGGCGATCACGGTAGTCGGATCGACCGGCCAGCAGGTCAATACGGCCTTCTACTTCCAGAAGGACGCCTACACCGCCGCATTCATCAAGTTGCACCGGCCTTCAAACGTCGAATGCGAAGTGATGGGCGGCGCGGAAGATGGCGCACCGGGCATCTACATCCGTAGCATCCGGCAGTGGCAATCGAGCGGCCCCTACCAGGGCTATGAAACCGAAAGGATGGACGTGATCTACGGCTTTGCCGCGCAGTATGCGGACTACATGGCCGGTGTGATCTACGGCTAAAGGAGCCTATTATGAGCACAGCCTTAACTTCAACGACTCTTGCAGCCGCACTCTCGAATCAGTCCAGCCAGCTAACCGTTGCCTCGGGCTCGGGCATCTATGCCCCGTCCAACGGCGGCATCTCGCAGAAGCTCTATGTGATCAACCCCGAAACCGTGCGGGGCGAACTCATGGACGTAACCGCAATCAATGGGGTAGCCGTCAGCGTGTCCCGCTTGGCGCTGTTCCGTCAGGCGTTCATAAGCGGGGCTTACGTCATCATCGGCCAGTCTCCGGGGAACGAAGCGATTGGGCTCGGCCCGTCGTTCTTCGAGTACGATCCGGTGGGAGCGGTCACGGCAGTCAACGTGCCGATTACCCCCTGGATCAACGTCACCAACGGCAACCAGTGGCTGCGGTCGGTCGATGGCCTCTGGATTCCCGGATTCGGGAACAACACCCAGCCAGCGGGACTTAGCGCGACAGTGGCATCGGTAGCGGGCGCAACCCTGCCATCCGGCCCCCTGTTCCACGTCACCGGCACCAACGCCATTACGGGCTGGACGCTCCCGGTGGGCTTTACGGGCGGATCGTTTACGGTCATCCCGGATGGCAATTTCACCTGGACTACGGCGGGCAATATCGCGCTCGCTGGCACGGCGGTTACCGGACGGAATCTCACGTTTACGTGGGACTCGAACGCCGGTAAATTTACGCCTTCGTACGTTTAGAATCAACAACTTAGCGATTCTTCCATGCGCGACCGTGCTTAATATGAAAGATCAAACCTTGGCTAACGCCGAACTCATCCGCCAAGGCTTGGCCGGTCGTGTATGGAAGGCGCTGACGTATCTGGGCAACCGCTTCCTGGGTCAACTTGCTCCATTTTCGGCCCTTGTTGCGCATGTCTTCGTTGTTGTCGGCAAGCGTTCCAAGGAAAAGATGGTCTATCCGCACGCACGCCGGGTTGTCGCAGCGATGAAGGACATTCAGTATGGGATACGATCCATGATGGAGTTTCCAAGCAACGCGATGGGCGCATTGGGTCCGCCCCTCTCCGTCGTTGATCTTTCCGTATCCCTTGGGGAGCTTGGCTCCGGTCCAAATCCAGCACTCTCCAGACTTATCGACCTTGGGCCAAAATCTGACTTCCAGGGGGCCGTGAATGTGCTTGCTATGGGGCATACGTAACGATACCACATGCGCGTTATTCAAGTACCGAGAGAATATAGCAGAAATCCGCAAAGGGAGGACGAAGATATGGCAGTGATTCAAGCCTACCGGGGAGATATGAAAACCGGGGGCATCAAGGAAAGCCTAGCGAAGTTCAACCGCCACCATCAGGAGGAGGCAGGGCAGCTTCTAAACATCAGCGGCATCGACACGGTGGATGAAAGGGGGAACAAGAACGTGCCCGTAGACAAGGATGATCCCCGGATGCCCTACGTGCATCAGAACTTCCCGGTCATGGTCTACCATGCCGAGAAAAAGCCTGCTATCGGCGTCTGTGAAGCGGGCGAAGCCGTGGCGATTGATCAAGCAGAACTGGATGCGTTGCTCGCCAAGGGCTATCGTATGCAGCCATATCCCAAGCCTGCCGTGCATTTGGAAGATCCCCGGCAGGAGAAAGCCGCCTTGCAGCGCGAATTGCGCGAGAAGGACGGAGAACTAGCCACGCTGCGTGATCAGACCGCACGGCTGCTCGAACGCATGGAAGCGCTCGAATCCGCCGCGACCGATCCGAATAAATAATCCCAGGAGGGCGCATTGCCTACTATCGCCGTAACCGGCCAGCAGATGGTCAATTCCGCCCTCACGATCCTCGGGATCTTGGAGCAGGGCGGAACACCATCGGCGTCTGAATCTCAAGATGGCCTCTATGAACTCAATGGCATGTGGAATGCCTGGGGAATCGATGAGGGCCTGATTTTTGGCGTTCAGTCGATTACCAAGGCGCTCACGGCGGCGGTTCCCAGCTACACGGTGGGGCCTGCCGGGGCGTTCGTCACGCCTGCGCCAAGCAAGATTTATCAGGCATTCATCGTGGCTTCCGATGGGAGTCGCAACGAAATCGAGGTCGTAAACGCGGCGCGCTATTACGCGCACAACGACCTAGCGGCCTCTGCCGTGACCCCTGACGAGGTTTACCCCGACTTCAACGTAATCTCATCCACCGGGCTCGTGACGATCTACCTATGGCCGGTTCCCAGCGGGACGCCTACGCTCCAATTGATCACCGGGGCCGAATTTACCACCTGGACGCTGAACGGCACCTACTATGTGCCGCAGGGCTTCCTCGATGCGATCCAATACGCCCTTGCGTGGCGTCTGATCCCGCGCTTTGGCGTGGTCGTTCCGCAGCAGATTGCGCAGGAAGTGGCGATGCTGGGCGAGAAGTCGGAACTGCGCATCCGCGAAATGAACAAGGCCAACAGGCTCTTGCAGCCCGGAACTGAGATGCTAGCTCCACCCGCGCAGCCGGGAGCGCCGAGGGTTTAAGTGACAGCGCAAGATCGCATCTATACCGCGCTTCGATACTGCGGGCAGTTGAGGCCTGGGTATATGTCCAATCCCGAGCTTCTCTCGGACGCCCTGCGCGAATACCAGAGCATGTACGACAACTGGAACGCCGAGCGCACGCTGAACTA